TTAGTATACGTGATAGTTGGGAAATGAATTTTCTAGAAAGAAATCTAGCAGTCAAAATTATCAACGAACGTAACCTCAGAAAAGCTGGCAAAGACCCAGCTCAGTATCTGTAAATCCACAATAAAAAAACGATAAATACCGCTACAATAGGAATTTATTATGACTTGGAAAAAGTTTTTCACAGCGGTAGACAATTCAGGATTACCACTAAATGTCACAGGTGAGCAACGCAAATCTGGCATTGGCAGTTCAGGTTTTGGCATGGATAATAGCAGAGGGTGGTTGCCAGAAGTATACGCAGGTTCTCCCAACAGACTAATGCGTTACAGACAATATGATGCCATGGACACAGATCCAGAAATTAATGCAGCATTGGACACTATTGCTGAATTTGCTACCCAGGATGACGAATATTCAGGTATACCATTTGTAATTAATTATGACGAAGATCCCTCAGACACAGAATCCAAGTTAATTTCCAAGGTGTTGAAAAACTGGTGTAGCATCAATGACTGGCGCAAAAGATTGTTTAGAATGTTTAGAAGCACCATTAAATATGGTGATTGCTTCATGATTAGAGACCCAGAAACATACAAGTTATATTGGGTTGACCCTGCACAAATAGAGAAGATCATAGTTAATCAGGCCGAAGGAAAGAGCATCGATTATATATTTGTGCGCAATTTAGACCCCAACTTTGAGCATTTAATTGCTACTCGCATAAGTCCAGTTCACAATGTGGGCACAAATTTGCAGGGCATGAGCAGTGGGCGGTGATCATTTTGTACATCCCACTATGAGCGATGGCATGGGACCAGACTGGCCCTTTGGTAATAGTATACTTGATCCCATCTACAAAATATACAGACAAAAAGAATTGCTTGAGGATGCTGTTCTGATCTACAGACTACACCGTGCCCCAGAGCGCCGTGTATTCTTTATTGATGTTGGTAATATGCCAGCACACCAAGCTCGCCAATATTTAGAGCAAGTTAAGTATGAAGTAAAGCAGAAGCGTATTCCAAACCAGACTGCTGACGGCAAGAGCATTGCAGATAGTGCATATAATCCCATGAGTATGTTGGAAGATTATTTCTTTGCACAAACAGCAGAAGGTCGTGGTAGCAAAGTAGATACCCTACCAGGCGGTGATAATCTGGGTGACATTGATGATCTCAAATATTTCAACAACAAGTTGCTCAGAGGTTTGGGTATTCCAAGTTCGTACTTACCCACAGGACCAGAGGATGGATCAGCACTATATAACGACGGTAAAGTTGGTGTAGCATATATTCAGGAATACAGATTTTCAAAATATGTGGAACGCTTGCAACGTCAGATCGAAGAAAGCATGGATTTTGAATTTAAGATGTATCTGAAGTGGAGAGGAGTTGAAGTTGATAATGGAAATTTCAACATCAAACTCACACCACCACAAAATTTTGGGGATTACAGAGATATTCAGCTAAACACTGAAAGAGCTGCTCTTTATAGTCAGGTTGCAGGCATTACATACATGAGTAATCAGTTTAAACTTAAAAAATATCTGGGTTTAAGCGAAGAGGAAATGCGTGAGAACGAGGAGTTGTGGCGCCAGGAAAACGATATAGATCAGTATGGCGATGTTAGCACACAACAAGCACAACTTAGAAATGTGGGAATGCGTCCCCAGCAAGACATTGATGTAAGCACAGAAATTGCTGAACCACCTCCCATGGATCAGAATGATCAAGCCGGATTAGGGGACATTGCGGGTGTGGGCGGCGGATTGGACGATGCTGGTTTGGGCGGCACAGATACTATGCCTTCATAAATACTATCATGAGACTAGATGAATTTTACAGCCCCGAAGAGGATAGAAGTGTTAAGTTCAAAAAAACTGACACACGTAAGCAACGTTTGACTTTGGAACAACTCAACAAGCTCAGAAAACTCAGGGAATTAAAAAAAGCAGAAAAAGTGTCTACTGATAAGTTTGTGAGACTAATGTATGGCGCACAGCCCGAAGAGCAAATTTAACATAAATGCAGTGTTTTTGTAATTTAAAATTTCATAAATAACTTCATAATACAAAAAAACCTCCAAAATGGCTCATTCTGAGCACTAAAATCTTAATCTATGTATATTATGTGTAAATATATTTGTGGAAGACTCCGTCTAGGGGTCTAGTTACGGTTCTAATTACAAATAGGAGGCCACAATGTCAGAATCAAGAGCAAATCTCGAACAGATTCTTGAACTCCTTTTGGCAGAAGAAAACGAGCAAGCTGAAGAACTTTTGCACGAGTATGTTGTAGCAAAGGCTCGTCAGCAGTATGAGCGCGTTCTCGACGAGTCAGAAGAAGTAGAAGAGGACCTGGACGAGTCAGAAGAATTAGAAGAGTCAGAGGAAGTTGACGAATCTTCATGTGGTTCTAAAAAGAAGCACAATGAGGAAGAGGAACTTGACGAAGACGTAGAAGAGACAATTGATCATTCAGATCCTTCAGCAGATTATGTTGAAGATGTCACTGCTATCCAAGACGCAGTAGAAGCTGACGAGTTCGGCGAAGCTGACGATGAGGATGACGGTGAGATGGAAGGCGACATGGAAGATAAGCTGGAAGATCTGGAAGATGAACTTGCTGATCTCAAAGCAGAGTTTGAAAAGCTTATGGCTGATGATGACGAAGCTGAGGATGATGCAGAGGATGCTATGGATGCAGCGGCTGATGCTGATGCAGATGAAATTGAATTTGATGCGCAGGAAATGGAATCCGTTGAATACGAGTTGGACGAGGACTTTGACGAGTCTTTGGAAGAAGCAACTAAGTTGAGCGATTCAGTATCAGAACCTGCATCTCCATCAAGTGACAATGATGCTAGCCCATTTACTAACACACCCAAGGAAACAAAGGTGGAAGGTGCTGGCGAACCTGTGCATTCCAAAGATGGTGGTGAAGGAGACCATGGAGATTCAGCTAGTTCGAATCCCCAAGATCCAGGTAACCACAACATTGATGTAGAACAAAAGCAACAATAAAAAGGAGCTATAATGTCTCGTCAATTGTTTGAATATCTCAATCCCACAGACGCCAAAGTCAGAATCTTTGAAAGTGAAGATTCTGATGGTAAAAAGCATCTGGGCATGGAAGGTATTTTTGTTCAGGCGGAACAACGAAACCAAAATGGCAGAGTTTATCCCCTGGAGGAAATTAAAAAAGCAGTTGACGAAATAGATCAGAGGATCAGAAAAGGTGAAACCGTAATGGGAGAACTTGATCATCCACCTGAGCTCCAGATTAACCTGGACCGTGTTAGTCATATCATTGAAGATATGTGGATGGACGGTAACAATGGTATAGGAAAACTTAAACTCATACAAACGCCCATGGGTAATATTGCAGAAGCTTTATTAAAAGCTGGTGCAAAACTGGGTGTTAGCAGCAGAGGCTCAGGCAATGTTGATGATAACGGCATTGTCGAAGGCTTTGAGTGCGTTACAGTGGACATTGTGGCACAGCCCAGTGCTCCAGAAGCTTACCCTAAGCCAGTTTATGAGAGTTTGTTTAACATGCGCGGTGGTGCAGTTCTTCACAGAACGGCTGCCGCAGTAACACACGATAAAAGCGCAGAAAAATACCTTGTTAAAGGCATAGAGTCCTTTATCAGGGAATTAAATCTCAAGTAATAGGAGATAGAAATGGCAGTGACATTTAACGAACTCCTGGAAGGTACTAACTTGTCTGAAGAGGCACGTGAATCCATTCAGGAAGCCTGGGAGTCACGCCTGGCTGAAGCACGTGATGAAATGACAGCAGAACTTCGTGAGGAATTTGCTCAGCGTTATGAGCATGATAAAGGATTGATTGTGGAAGCAGTTGACAACTTTATCTCTACACGAGTTGAAGCAGAAGTTTCAGAACTTGCTGAGGACAAGAAGGCCCTGGCTGAAGAAAGAGTTAAATATCGCAAAGCTGTGAGTGAACACGCAAAGCTCCTGGACCGATTTGTAACTGAAATGGTTGCTAAAGAAGTCAAGGAACTCCATGCTGATCGTGGCAGAGTAGCCGAGCACCTTGGTAAATTGGATGGTTTTGTAACTGATCAATTAGCTGAGGAATTGGTTGAATTCCACGAGGATAAGAAAGCATTGGTAGAACAGAAGGTTAAAATGGTCCGTGAAGGCAAGCGTCAGCTAGCTGAAACAAAAAAGGACTTTATTTCCAAAGCTGCTGAAAAAGTTGAGAAGGTTATCAACTCTACAATGGCTACAGAAATCCAGACGTTTAAAAATGATATCACATCAGCTCGCGAGAACGACTTTGGACGTCGTATTTTCGAAGCTTTCGCTTCAGAGTATAACACAAGTTACCTGAACGAAACCAAGGAAATTCGCAAGTTCCAGAAAACACTGGCTGAAATGAAATCACAACTTGCAGAAGCATCTGAACAAATCAAACAACGTGAGGAAGCAGTATCACTCACAGAGAGCCGTTTGAGAGTAGCAGAGGACAAGTATGCTCGTAAAGAGAAACTTGATGAGTTGATGAAGCCACTCAGTCGTGAGAAAAAAGAAATTATGTCTGATTTGTTAGAGAGCGTAAAAACTGAAAAGCTGGATGGTGCTTTTGAAAAGTATCTTCCCAGTGTAATCAGTGAGGATGCTCCCAGAACAAAGAAGGCATTAACTGAGTCAGTTACCAGCAGTCGCGAAGTAACTGGTAACAAGGAAGAGACAGTTTTAACTGAATCTCAAAATAACGAACCGGAAGTCAGTGCTGATATCATTGAAATCCGTAAGTTAGCCGGACTTTGATAGGAGATAAAA